CTGTCCTCGATCCTCTTATAGCTTGCCGTTGATTTATCGATTGGTCCGCAAAATTCACGTGACCTCTCGACAACCAGTACGACTCGATACCCTTAACAAGGGTATCCTTCAAAGCTTGTTGTGCATATTGCATACAACACGGCTCTATAGCTATAATCCTTGGGCTCTTGAGCGTTTTGGGGACAGGAGTAACCTTTACAGGCTGCTCCTGATCCTCTGGAACGATCGTTACTTCTTGGAGCTCCTTTGCGTCCTCGGGTATTCCTAACGGATATCCCGAATCAACCAAAGGAAAGTAAGGCTCCAGACGGTCGTGCCACCTACGCCAGCGAAACTTCGCGTTTCCGTGAAGGCCGTCGGCTGTAGCCCCGGGACCATGCTTAGGAATACAATCAGATAGTACAAAAGTACTAATAAGGTTGCTCCAAAGCACAGAAGCTGTTGCTCGGAAATCGGCAACATCCTTCTCACTCGGGGAAAACGTCTCAAAAGATTGCTCAGTTGAAACGAAGAACCGCAGCGCGGCATACACCCTCTCGGGCGTACACTCGAGTTCCACCTTCTTGAAGGTAAGACAGATTTGTCTAACACTGTCAACAAGAGTGGAAGTGTCAGCTGCAACACTCCAATTAATTGGGGTACGTTCTTCATATTCATTAATCCTTCCCGTCTCTCGGTCGAAAATCTGACTGATCATACCTTGCAAAAATGCAGGGATTGATCCACGCTTGCCGTTAGAGAGGATTATTCTTCTCCAACCGACAAAAAGTGTTGAGTCAATTTGCCCGCGGCATAGAGCCTGTTCAAGGTCTCTAGCAAAGGCGGGGAGGGATATCGTTAAAAACGATATACCTTCATTCTCGACCCGTGATCTTAGAGTATCAAGATCACGTAAATCAGAGACATCAGCGGTGCATTTGGCACATGCGTCTATATAGACGACTTGCGCCAACTCAAGATAGTCACTTACGTTGACTTTCACGGTTTTCCTCCTAAAATGGGGGTAAAACCAACAAGCCACGTACGTGAGCCTAGTTACCGGTGTCATATGACACCGATAACCAATCGGTATCACAGACACGTTTCGCGATTGACTT